ACGTTTTCACGCAGAGATCTCCCCAAATAATCGGATAACTTTATTATATTAGTTACTTTTTTATCTCTATTTTCAAAAATATGGTCAAACATGAATTAACGTACTCCTTAGGGCTAATTTTATATACTACAACAACTTACTGCATTTTCTAAGATTTTTTGATTTTTTGTATAATTCTTCTCCAAATCTTATCCTCGTCTTTACTATAGTCGGATTTTTCAAGCAGCCTCTTTTTTAATGAAAAAAGCTTCGTAAAACCCTCGGCTTGGGGTGGTGTAGCTTGTAGCCCTCCAGGCGTGTTTCCTTGAGGTAAATCTCCCGCACCAGGAGAAATTTGATTTAATTGCTGTTGTTGGTATGCTGCGTCTTGCGCCTCTTGTTTTAATTGTTGTTGTAATACTTTTATTTCCCCTTCACTCATATCATAGTACTCTTTATAAATATAATCTTTTGGAAATAATTGGGTTGCCGTTACACCTTGAATAATTTGAAGTCTTGCCTGATCAATTTCTAATCTTCTTTTAGTATATCTATCGGAAGGATCAGGTAACTGAATGCGAAGCTCATTAATTAATGTTATGGGGAAATTTTTCAAAGCTAAATGTCTTTTAGCTAAAATTTCTAATCCTGCTTCTATCATTTGTTGGACTCGCGCTACGGCTCTAGCAAATTTAACATCTAGTTCTGAGAGATTAGCTTTTCTTTCTGGGGCTTTATCTTTACTCTCAACAATGTAATCTCTTGGAACTTTTAAAGCAGCAAGAAGCTTATCCCTGAAGTAGGACACATCAGTAACTTCCCCTAAATTTGTAGCCCCAGGAAGAGTTTCAATCTTTGTTCCTTGATTACCTTTGATAGGAACAAAATAATCTTCATCGGCTGCTAGAGGGTTATATCGTGAATCGACGCCCCCTCTGTAATATTTTTCCTTTTTAAACTTCTCTTTAACCCTTTCCATAAAGAGTTCAGCCTTGCTTGAAGGAAGATTGCCCACATCAATATAAAAAATTCGTCTTTCTGGAGCCCTAGCAAGCCTGTAAATAAGCATCGCATCTTCCATTAAGCGTAACGACCTAAAGGTAGATATACCATAAGCTGCAACGGATTTCCCGTATGGGTAATACTTAGGATCAGAAGTAAATAATCTAAAATGAACTATTTGGTTCTTATCCAGTTCAATATATTTTGAATTTTTAATACCTCCACCACCATAAGTATCACCAGCAGGGACGTTGGGCTCTAAAGAGTTCTTATCTGGAATTTGTTGTAGGAAAGTTTTTAAGTATCCATAATCATCTTCTACTCTCAAAATATAATTTGGATTAAGAACTTTAATTTTTTGGATGCCTGCTAAAGGATTATTTATATCTGCGATAAGTTCTATAAAGCAATCACCAAACTTTACAACATTTCTAGAAATATCATAATATGTTCTATCTAACTGAATGTCCTCAAAAAGCTTTTCTACCTCAGTAACAACTTCTGGGCTATCTGATCTAATTGTCCATCTTCTATGCTGTGTGTCCTTTTGCGTACAATCATCGGAGTAAATATCAAAAGCTGATCCCACCTCAGGGTACTCATCCATCTTTTCGTATTCTTGATATCTTGATCGTCTAGATCTTTCTATTTCAGAATAGACAGGAGATGCTCGATTAACAGTAAAGGCTACAGCGTTTTCTCCCTTGTCTACATCAGAGCTTTTTACTTTTGTATCTCCAGCAAGATCAGGTGCTTCAATATCTCTAATTGATTTTGAAACTGCGTTCTGAGCAGGAGAAGCGAAAAACCGTGCGAACCACCGACCTAAGGCTCCGCGTGGATAAAAATAGGGTCCTCTAGTATCATAATTTGCCCAAGTAGACTGATCCTCAGTTAAGTTCTTTTTTATTTCATCAACCATTTTAAATCTTCAACTTTTGGGCCACCATGCGAGATAATGGGCATCTTATTTTTAAGTGCGTACTTATTATCCTCTTTAAATGCTGTTTCATTTTTAAACTCCATTATAGAAGTCTCTCTATCCTCTTTCATAATATGATTTGCAAGACTTAAACTCATAATTAGATCATCGTGTTTCCCTCTATCGGCGGTTATCTTTCCAGCATCGGTTATTACAAAAGTATTTAGTTCATTTAAAGTCCTTTCGGAATTAATTTTTAATACATTAGTTCGTATAGATTCTTCTAATTCAGACAAAATTGTATCCCTGTTTTTTACAGTGACCTGGAATCCAGGCAACCCACGCTCATCATGCCACACATTCTCATACTCCAGCTTATTATAGAGCAAATCAACCACATGATTTCCAACAGTATTACGCTCAACTACTATATTTGCTATGTTATAGTAAATTCCCTCACCATTAAGTATAGAAGAGAAATCATCAATAGTGGTTTTGTTACTATAAAACTCAGCAACTACCTCTCCATTGTATAAATTTACAACTTGGAATGCAGAATAGTCTCGATCCCTACCTAAAGCGGTATCTACCCCTATAACATAATCATAAAAGGGCTCTGGATCTTTCCAAACACGCATTCTGTTGTTGTATTTAGTATAAAATTCTTTATTTACATTCTCAGCTAGATGGGATAGAACAATTCCATCAATAAACGTGTCTCCAGTACCTAAAAACTCACATTCATACTCTTGGAGCCACTGTTTTCTAGGCATGTTTGCCTTTGTAATGCTTTCCCAATCATCAATATTAAGTGGTGGAGTTCTTTTCTCCATTTCTTTATACAAATGTTCATAATCGGAGCATCTAAAGTACTCTGGATGCTCTTTCCATCTAATATCAACAGCAGTAAAAGCATTTGCTTCCTCAGCCGCTTTATTATAAGTTTCATAGAACCAATTACCCACACCATTTACTGTAGAAAGAATAAACGCACGACCACCAGTAGAAATAATAGGGTAAACAGCAGCCCAAATAGTATCAATAGACTCAATAAACGCTGCCTCATCCACAATTAGAAAAGATCCCGCCAAGGAACGCCCTGATTGCTTTCCTGATGGTCGAGATTTAATAACAGACCTATTCTTCAGTTTTAAAGTATGCTTATTGTCTTCCGATATCCCTGGCTGTAAAAATCCAGGAAGCTCTTCGTACATAATTTTGATCCTATCTAGAACTTCCGTAGCTTCAGTGTCTCCCTTAGATAGAATTACGATAGCTTGGTGCTTTTGAAAAACTGCCATCCATAGCGAATAAGCAGATGCTATAGTAGTACATCCAGCCTGCCTAAATTTTCTTAAAATATTAAACCTGTTTTCCTGAAGTTCTCCAACTATTCTTTCTTGAAATGGATATAATTTAAAGGGGACAAGCCCTCGTACCGGGTGGGTAACCCGTATATAATTGCACATAAAGTAGATTGGGTCTGCTTTACACTTTTTAAATTCTTCTAAAACATTACTTTCCATGAAAATTTATTCCTTAACTTGCACTAGAGATGAAGAGCTATCTGAAACAACCACTAAACTATTAGAGTACTTTGGTAGGTGTGAAATCACATCAAAAATTCTAAGCGGAGAAAAATCAATTTTTGAAGCGTACAGTAACGGCATTGATAGTTTGGAGGCCAATCTAGAGGATATTATTATTTTATGTCACGATGATATAGAAATTCTATCCGATCCTAAGGTATTTACCCAACTACTCAAAGAAAAGTTATCAAAAGATGGAATTGGTTTTGTTGGTGTAGCAGGAACCAGAAGATTTGCTAATTCGGGGGTATGGTGGGATAAAGAAGAATGGATGGCAGGATCTCATAGTGGAGTAGTATTTCATGGAGAAAATATACACGAAATGACAGGCACTCTTTTTGGGCAAATGGGAGAAGTTGTGGTCATGGATGGGGTTTTTCTAGCCGCCACTGTTAAGACCTTAAGAGCAATTCAATTAACTAAGCCTAAGAAATTTGAAGGACAGTGGGACTTTTATGATATCTTTTATACCTTCCAGACATATAGAAAAGGTTTAAAAAACTATACTCTACCCATTCAGATACGCCACGAATCAATAGGAGAATTAGCAGGAAGAGATTCATGGCACAAAAATAGAGAAGTCTTCCTCAATCTATTTAATAAATATCTACCTGCTAGTATATGAAAATGGCCGATTGAGTCCGCTCAATCGACCATACTTTTTTAAGGAGTAGTTTTATTCTTCTGTTTCTGTTAATTCTTCTTCTGTTTCTTCATCAAAAGGAATAACTTCATCAGGAAGTTTAATTTCAAATACTTGAGCTTCATCAGCCCGAGGTATTTTAACAGTGAGAAGCCCACTAGCAAAATCAACCTCAGTTTCTTTTAGTTCAAATGCCTCATCAATAGTAAGGGAGAAATCAACATCTTTCTTACTGATGCCATGATGCACAAATTTTACACCTTCTTCCTTTTCTCCATCGGCTGAAACCCGAAGTACGTTTTTGCTTGCGCGAACTTTAATGCTATCCTTAGCATAACCAGCAAGCGCGAACCTCAAATACAAGTTATTACCTTCATCATCAATCCAGCAATCTGTATGAGGGTACTGGGGGAGAAGCGACAATTGCTTCTTAGGTTCAATGACCATACTATCCCAGTTGCTTAGAACCGAATCAAAGTGGTTCCAAATAGACTCAAAATTAGTCCAGTAAAAATTTCCCATTTTATGTCTCCTTTCTTTCGACAAGGGGGAAGGAGTCCTGTGTCAGCAACTCCTTTTTCTATTATAGATAGGGGGTAGGTAGAGTTATCGTCTTTTTTTAATTGGTTCGCCTGTAGAACGGCTTCTAGAACCTGACGCATGTATCGTAGGTGCCATTCCTCGTCTTGGGTTTTTTGGATCTACACCTTCAGGATCCTTTTCCGACCAATTTCTGGCCGAGGCTTTTCTAGATTCTTGGCCTTTTTTAGAGTATTTATCGCGTCCATGGGGAGCCCATTTGTTTTTGGGTTTTGGGGCCTTCTTGGACCACCCAGGTCTTTCTTTAAACTGAGACTCAGTTAAACTCTCATAAATTTTTTCTTTCCAGTTCATGCTTTCTTAATCTCTTTTCCTGCTTTTCGGCTAATCTCCTTTCCTGAGTCATCTTTACGAATTACCCATAATTTTCCGCTTTCATCTCTATGAGTACTCATTGTTCCTGGGGATGATTTATTTTCCCCTCCATGAACATGAGATTTTTTAGGAGAAAAAGGGTTTCCTCCGTATCTCCCCCCTTTTAATCCTTCATAAATTTTATCTTTCCAACTCATATTAATTATTTAGGGTTTCGGAGCAAGCCTGTGATTGGGTGCTTTCCAGGGTCAGTTTTAAAGTGCTCTTTATGTGCTTTTCCAGCTTTTCTCTGACCTCTTGAGAGGGGGGCTCTCCCTGCTACTTTGCTAACGAGTCTTCCTAATGGACCAACGCCTCCCGCCTTACCCTGGGCTTTATGGTGTTCTCTGTGTTGTATTTTTTCAAAAGCCCTTTTCGCTTTCTTTCCTTCACGACCTCGAATTCCTTTACCTTCTTCACCTGCCCCTTTTCCTGCTGCCGCAGCCCTTGCCTGTAGTTTAGTTTTAATTCGATGCGCTTGTGCGCCTTTTGCGTCTCGGTAATCTTCAGCTTTTCGCTCGGAGTCAGTTTTCGTTCCACGAGAAGTCGCTTGTTGCTCAGTATCAAAGGTGCCTCTAGGATGTTGTTTAATTTCTCCTCTCTGTCTTGATGCTTTTTCTGTTGCTGCTCTGTGAGCGGCTTTTCCTTGCACTTTCCCTGCTACCGTTGCTGCATATTTTAAAGATATTTCATCAATAGGCTCTATTAAACTCTCGTATATTCTATTTTCCCAATTCATATTAATTTCCTTCCGTGTTTTC